CGAATGAATGAGGATGTCATCGCTGCAGCCATCCGCTCTGGAAAGGCCAAACCGCGTGCCTGAGCCAACCATAACGCTCTGGTATAACCAGCCCCAGCCTGCCGCCGAAGTGGTGCGCCTAGGTCGCGAGCTGTACAGCAAACAGGGTGAGGAGCGCATCTCACTCGCGGAGGATTCACTTGCGCTTTACCTCGGTTCTACTCGCCATAACCTTCGTGGCAGCAACTCGAATCCGCTCGGCCTCGTGGATGTACTTACAGAGGCGGGCGTCGAGAACGGCATCCAAGCGATCACGGATACGAAGGTCAACACCATACTGAAGAACCGGGTCCGTCCGATGTTCGTCACGGATGGCGCGGACACCGACACGAAGCAACGCGCAGAGGCCATGCAGCGCGCTTGCGACGGGGTGATGTACCAACAGAAGCTGCAAGGGCGAAAGCTCCGCGGCGTGGCGATGGCTGGGTACATTTTCGAGGGTGGCGGCGTCGAATGGTTCGCTGACTGCGCGAACTCTCGCATCGTGGCTACCCCGGTGTGGTGCTGGAACTTCTTCGTGAGCAAGCGCGAGGCCCAGCACGGCGAGCCACGGCAGAAATTCGCGAGGCTTCTGATTGACAGAGGTGTGCTCCTTTCGTTTTTAGCCTCAGCCTCTCCCATGGTGCGCGATGCCGTCAAGAACGCGCAAGCCGCCAACTGGAAGGACACCAATGACGACATGCGCGACGCGAGCAAGCTGAGCGACCAGGTTGTCATCTACAAGGCTTGGCACTTGCCGAGCGGACGGGTGGATCTCGATGACAATAAGGCGTGGGGGAAGAATGAAGACGGCACGAGAGCGGTACGCGCAAACCACGATGGACGCCATGTCGTGGCTCTCGACGGCGGAGACGACGGTGATGCGATTGAGCTGGTCGACGTTCCGTGGCCTCATGACCATTTCCCGGTTGCCTGGTTCAAACCCAATTTCGTTCCAGGTAGCTATTGGGGACGAGGTGAGCCGGAGATTCTTGCCACCGCTCAGATTGAGGTTAACCGCTGGAATACGCGAATAAACCAGATCATCCGCAAGCACGCTGTGCCGCGCACGTTCGTCTCGAAGGACTCGGGCCTCAATCCGGCCTCGATGAACAATAACCCGGACAACATCTATCAGGTCAAGGGCTCGGCCGCTACTGCTGTTCAGGTGGAGAACGTGCCTGCGGTTCCGACCGACCTGCTGCAGCGCACCCAAATGCTTATGCAGTGGATGCGTGACCAGCGCGGCGTCTCCGAGATGTCGATGAAGGCCCAGAAGCCGAGCGGCATCAACCACGAGCCGGGCATGGCGTTTCTGGCCGACACCGAGTCGATGCGTCACACCGACGAGTTCCAGGCTTGGGAGGAATTCCACCTCGACTGCTACAAGAATATCGTCCGGTGCTTCGACGAGCTTGCGGAGAATGACACGGACTTCGAGGTCGTTTTCGAGAAGGACCAGAAGCTCATCCGCCAACGCTGGAAGGACATCCGGCTATCGAACTTCTTCATGTTGAAGCTCTGGCCAACGAACCTGTTCAAACAGGACCCGGCTCAGCGCGCGGACCAGATCGCAGATATGGTCGAGAAGGGGTTGTTCCCGCCGGAGAAGTACTTCGACGCCATCGATGCGCCGGACATCAAGGCACTCATGGGCAATCGAGCGGCCATGGAGCAGAACGTCCAGCGTTGCTTGCAGAGCATCATCGAGAGCGGCGAGGTTACCGAGCTAGAGCAGCCGACTCCGTACATGGACCTGCAGCTGGCAAAGCAACTCGGGATCCAGCGGATGAACGAGCTGCAGGTCGACGAGCCCGACAACTGGAAGAGCGTCAACGCGCTGACACAGTGGCTCGAGCTGGTCGACGCAACGATTATGCAAGGCACTGCCGCGGGCAATCAGGCTCCGGCTGGTGCCAATGTGCAAGCGCTGAACGCGGCTGCCGCGGTACCGCCGCCTGACGCGGGTGGGGCGCCTCCGCCGAATATGCCGCCACCCCAAGGAATGCAATGACCGTAGCAGACGAAATCATCGAACAAGCCATCGAGCAGAATGCAGCCGCGGTCACGCCGGGCATCGAAGCCGCTACTGACGAGACCCCGGAAGCCGCCACCAAGGCTCCCCCGGCGGGTTTCGTTGACCCCCTCGACGAGTCCCTATTTAGCGATGAGGCGCTTCGAGACCCGAAGGTAATCCAGGAACGCGCGGCGCTACTGCGGGCTCAAGTCAAAGAGGCCCTCAAGATCCGCCAGGCGGCTCACAATGCGCGGGCCGAGGCTCAGGCGAAGGAGGCCCGTTTCAAGAAGACGAAGGAAGAGGTGCTATCCGGCAAGGCCCAGCTCCAGCAGCAACAGCAGCTCATCAATGCGCTCGTCGCTGACATCAGCTCGGGCGACCCTGACAAATTCACTGACGCTATCGCCAAGCTGACCGGCTCGACCGACCCGCAAGAGTACTGGCGCAAGGTCGCGACCCATCTTGCTACCGGCAAGCCTCCTACCAAAGAGGTGCCGGCCGAAGTGCTTGAGCTGCGTCGCGAAATCGAGGCGATGAAGGCTCAGAAGGAAGCCGAAGTCGCGCAGCAAACCGAAGCGCAGATCGACCAACAAATCTACCAGGCGCGAGTCGCCCAACTGGAGCAGGCTAAGTCCTACACCGACCTACCCTATGTGAGCTCTCTTGCCGCTGAGCAACCGGCGCTTGTCGACGCGAGAATTGTCGACATCCGCCAGCAGCATTACCAGCGAACTGGGCAGCCACTTGACCTGCGGGCCGCTTGTGATATGGTCGAAATCGAGATCCGATCTCATTACGAGTTGCTCCAGCGTACCGGCGGCGCCAGTGGCCAACCGAACGGAAATAGAGGAGCTGCTGCCCCAGTGGCAGGTCAGGCCGGGAACCCTGAGCGATTTGCGAAGCCCGTGACGGCGCCCAGTGCGCCATCTCAGCAATCGACTCCAAGGACGCTACCGTCATCGCTCTCGAGCGAACCAGCCGCGACTAATCGCAGTCTGAGCGAAACCGAGAGGCAGGCGGCAGCAATCGAGGCGTTCGAACGAATGGGCTTGTTCGCGAACTTTGGGATGTAGCGAGGCCAATCGTCGGGCGCTTGAAAAGGCTCCCGAATGGCAATCGCAGAATCCATTGCAAGTGCACCAAACATCTTCAAGGTCCTTTACCCGGACGGTATCTCGAAGCCTCTTTATGGAGAATCGTATCTCCTAGGCTCGATGAAGAAAGACACGACGTTTTACGGCCAAGGTGCCAAGTACGTTGTTGTCAGCATCGCTCCCGGCTCCGGCGGATCGAGCTCAATCGCTACCGCAATCGCGAACCAGGGTAGCACCCAAGAGGTCCGTTTTCAGCTTCCCCGCAAGAAGCTGTATGAGGTTGGCAGCATCGACGGTGAGACCATCTTCGCCGGTCGCGACAAGAAAGGCGCCATCGTCGATATCGTTCGACACACGATGGATCGCGCTCTCGAGGCTTTCGGCGTAACCCTGAGCCGCGCGGCCTGGGGTAACGGTGGCGGCGCTCGCGGGCAAATCGCGACGACCTCTAATCTCGCGACCTCGACGGTTACGCTCACCTCGCGCGTCGATGCAAATGCGTTCTTCAAGAACATGTTTGTGCAAGCCGCAGTGGACGACGGCTACTCGGGTTCCGCTGGCGTGCTCGGCGCAGGCATTCAGGTTCAGCTCGGTCAGGTCCAGCGCCTGAACGCGGCTACCGGCACCACGTCGCTGACCTTGGCTTCAGGCAACTGGAACCAAATCCCAGGCCTTACTACTTCCAGCTATCTCTTCCGCTCGGGCGATTATGCGGGCTACCCCAGCGGCATCCCGGCATGGGCTCCGCAGGTCGACCCGACCGTCTCGGACTCGTTCCTTGGCGTCAACCGCTTCACCGCGGGCGACCTCAACTTCCTATCCGGTTGGCGCGTGCTCGGCACTGGACAACCGAAGCAGCAAACGCTCATCGATATGGGCGCGGAGGCCAAGCAGAACGGGCTCACCGGTATCAAAACGGTGTTCATGAACCCGCTCGATATGCGCGATGCGTTCAAGGAGCAGTCGACGTTCAAGACCATCGACGTGGACGTGAGCGGCGTGAAGATCGGCTACAACGCGCTGACCCTACAAAGCGCGGTCGGAAACATGAACGTGTTCTCCGAGACCTGGATCCCGCGTGGCTACGCCTGGGCGCTCGACCCGAGCACGTGGACGATGCGCAGCGCTGGCGATGTGCCGATGCTGCTCGACGTTGACGGGATCAAGATGTTCCTCCGTAACCCGGGTAGCGACGATTACCAGTTCCGGTACGGCTGCTACATGAATTTCGAAAACGCAGAACCGGCGCGAGCCATCGTGGGGACGCTGTAATATGTCATTTATTGGCGATTTCATGAAAGCGGTCGATGGTGCCCTTGGCATCGGCCGCGCGGGCGGGCCGCTTCCGGGCACCTCAGTGCTGGAGCCGGTCGTAAACCAGGCGTTCGATCTCTGGGTCGACTTTGACAAGGCTGCCGCAGACGGCGCCGCTGGCACTGCAACCGCGGACACGTTCATATGGACGAATCCGTACGACTTCACGCTGTACCTCCAGTCCGCGCGCATGATCACACTGGGCGCTGGTCTCACGGCGGACAACACGAACTTCGCGACCGTTACCATCAAGACCGACAACGGTGCTGGTGGCGCTACCGCGATTGGGTTGACGCTTGCCACGACCCTGACTGACTCGGGTACGTTCTCAAGCAATCAGAGCAAGACGTTCAACACGGTTACTGGCGCAAACATCGCGCTCGTTGCCGGGGCGAATCTCTGGTTCAACATCGCGAAGTCGGGTACCGGTGTTGTGGTGCCGATCTCCTCCTACTTCATTCGCCTCCGCCGCGGAGAGTACTGATGGAACGCGGCGGGTATCCTGGGTTTACCAATAACCCGATGCAGAAGGACTTGAATTTCAAGTTCTTTGTGGACGGGGCCAATGCGCCGACCTTGGCGCCTGCCCCGCTCAACAACTGGGTGGCCAGTGTCGTGCGCACATCGCAAGGCGTGTACACCATCACGTTCCGTGACACCGGATGCATCATTGGCGCTTTCTACGCTGAGCTAGCCCTGAACGCGGCGAGCACCGCCTACGCTCAGGCTGGCCCGACGACTGGGTTTGGCGCTGCGTTCAATCCGGCATCACCGCCCACTGCGGTAGTGTTCATTCTCGTTAATGGCGCTGTTGCCGACCCGCCTGCTGCAAATGCAAACGTGTTCGTCAACGGCGTCCTGACCATCGTCGACACCTACACCGAGTAATGATGGCCGGCAAAGACACCAAGGCTGCTCTCCTGCTCGCTCTCGCACCCAAAGAGGGCTCATCGCCAGTTAAGCCGGGCGATAGCGAGGCAGGAGGCGACACCGATAGTGAGGACCTGTCCGCGGCTATCCGCGACAAGGACGGGGCGGCGCTCAAGGCCGTCATTCGTCGAATCGCCATGTCGTGCATGTCGGAAGAGGACGCCGAGGGCGAGGCCTGATTGGCCAGCATTACCCTGGTGCAGCTGCGCACGCTCGCCAGGGTGTACAGCAACCAAAACCCAGGCGGAACCAATGCGTTCGTGTCTGACACGGACCTGAATAGCCTCATCAACCTGCGAATCGCGAGCCTTTACGATCTACTCGTAGCGGCTCGCGGCCACGAATATTACGCGAGCGACTACACATTCAACACCGCGAACGGGACGCCAACCTACTCATTCGCGGCTCTCACGCCTCCTTTCTATCAGCTGCTCGACGTGCGGCTGAACTGGGACGCGCAGAACATCGAGGCTGTCCAAGATACCTCAGTCTACGAGCGCAGCAATTATCAGAATTGGTTGCAAACGTGGTCGCGTTGGTCTCCGAAGGCATACCGGCTTCGAGGTGTTCAAACGGCGAGCGCGAGCACCCTGGAGTTTTTCCCGACGCCGACCGTAGTCGTCTCGTGCACGGCTCGGTATATCCCTGCATTTGTAGCTCTCCCCGATGACAACGCGACATTCGATGGTGTGAACGGCTGGGAGGTACTGGTTGCGCTTGGCGCGGCGCTCGATCTGCGGATGGCGGCGGACAAGTCGCCCGGGTTCCTTACGCAGCGATTCGCTGAGGAGCACGAGCGCATCAAGGGGCTCGCCGACCAGCGTTCGGCAAACATGCCGCCGCGCATCGTCGACGTGAATCCGGATAGCTTCATCGGGGAATGGGTTGGCGATCGGCGGTGGATCTGAATGCTCAAGCAGATCCACCAGTTCATCACCGAGAGCGCCGGCCGCCTCTCGTCTCAACTCAGTACATTTGAGAGCAACGTAAAGGCCGAGACCGACGGTATCCGTGCGACGTATCAGCCGGCGCTAGTGCCGCGCAGGTTCACCAGCGTCGCCGACACAATTGCGTCAGTGCTTCCTGGTCAGCTTGCTCTCTGCGATTCGAACCTGGGGAATGTGACTGTTACGCTTTCAGCTCCAGACAAGACGCCGGGGTGGCTAGCCATCGTCAAGCGCTTCGCGGCCAACAATGTGAACGTATTCCCTAGCGGGCTCTCGGCTGCCGGCGTTGCTCGTCGCATCAATGCGACCACGAGTAAAACTTACGCTGCAGTCGGGGTGTACTGGATTTACTACGACGGCTCGGATTGGTGGGCGTGATGGCAGGCACGGATATCAACGACAACCTGCTAACGGCTGGCCAAAACCAGGGCATCGAGCGCGCGGTACTGCCGATGCCGCAGTTGGATATCGCGTTCAATGTGCGCCTGCGAAAGGGGTCGCGGTGGGGTAAGCGCTACGGGCATACGGCGCTTAGCGTCGCTACGCTGGGAACGGCGCAGCTCGGCGGTAGCCCTCGTGCGATAGGCTCGGCCGGCAACAGCGCGTTTGCATTGGTTGATGACCAGTGCAGCAATTTCGATAGCGTAACCAACGCGTTCTTCGACCGCTCGCTATCGATCCTCGGTCTTCCGATCGGTTCCATTGGTGCGGATCCTACGGTGCGCGTAGCTGGCGCGGCTAGCGGATGGCTACCAAACAACAGCTTTTTCCCTGTGCCCGCCAAGTCTCTGCAGGGGCAGAACACCACCCCCTGCTCGAGCTGTTACGCGCTCGGGTACCTGTGGACGGCAGTCCAATTTGTGCAGCAGACCGGGCTCGGCGACCAGATGATTCGTGTCGTCGCGACAGACCCAGCCGACCAGACGCTGGTGTTCATGCAGGACTTCGCGCCCGCATTGAATGGCTTCGGCGGAATTACCTACCCCAAGCTGATTGTGGCCGGCAATCAGGTGGTCCTAACATACCTGTACACGTCCGGAGCTGCGACTACGGCGATCATGGGGCGCCTTCTCACATCGCTCGCTGGCCGTTTTGGCGCTGAGACCGCAATCGTCCCCGCGGCATCGATCACGTCCTACGACGCGAGCTCGTATAGCTCAACGCAGTTCCTGGTGACGTACACGCGAACAGCAGCGAATCTAATCGTGGACCTAGTGACAGTCGCCACTTGGGCTATTGCTGCGACGCGGACAATTGGCGAAATCGCGACCGAATGCACTGTGCTTGGCAACACGAACGGGATCTATGTCGGGTACGGTGCCCCCGCTACCACGTCAACCAAGGTAGCAGTATTCCCGGCTGGACTCGGCGCGGCCATTGGGACCGGTGTGCTCACCGCGACAGTCTCGTCTAAGCCGCTGCTGTCATACCGATCTACAGTTTTGGGCATCGGAGGTGGCGGAGTGCGCGCTGTGTTCGGCGCCTCGTACACCGGGAACCCTAAGTTCGGCTCATTCTTTGTGCGGGATGTTGACGCTACCGGCACTGCACAAATCATAACGGTGACCTCATTCGGGGCGTACCCAATCTCGCTCCCGTTTCAGGCGGGGACCGAGGTCTACATTTGGACCGAGACAGCTACGAGCGGCCCTGCATATGCGACGCTACTTCGGCTCCCGCTACCAAACTCGTTCTCCTCTAACAGCAACATCTCTCTGCCAATCGAGATGTCAGTGCAGGATTACGCCGTGAGCGATGGTCTGCTCACGACCGGAGCTGACTTGCGCGGTGTGCCGACCGTGGCTCAACTCGGAACGTCGGCGGTGTTCGCGTGTACGGTTCCCACTTACTTCGCCATCCCCGGATCGGTAACTATCGGGCACGAATTCAGGACGCTGCAGGCGACGCATTACTCTGACGCTGCGCAGTCCCGCTCGCTTGTGCCAATCTACGCGGATTCGTCATCGTTTATCCCGATGGGTGCGCTTACTAGGGTGGACGACCGCGGATGCGTTGAGCAAGGATACATCGCCGCACCTCAGTTCGGCACCGGAACTCC